CCCACCCTGCACAGCAGCGGCGGTATGGTTAGGTTCAACGGGAGGGAGGCCGGGGATAAGAGCGCCTGTGCTGTTGTACGACATGAGGTCCCGCTGGTTGAGCTGGTTCTCATATTGCTGCTGCATAGCCTTCTCTTGGTTATACTTGTTCTGTCCTGCTTGAGCAAACGCAGCTGCGCCTGTCTCTCGCATCTTCTCGTTAGCCAACTTGTAGGTACCACTGTTCCGTCCAAGCTTAGCGGCGGAGCGCCGAGCGACGGACTGGGTGTTAGCTTCGACCTGCTTAGCCATGTTTACTGTAGAGAATTCATAGCCTGTCTGCAGGTTCTTCTGGTTGGCGATCAAAGAGTTCATCGCATTGTCTGCAATGTTCTTGTTAGCCATCATTCTATCGACATTGACCTGAGAGTTCTGATACATCTCAACGCCCGAGGACATTGATTGTCTCATCATCTGATCATTGTATTGTGTCATTTCTGCGGCGGCCTTAGCCTTGGATGCGTTGTACGACTGTAGCGCACTCATCCCGGCCATGGCTCCACCAGCGGCGAGCATAAACATAGAGTCATCTCCTATACTTGTTCTTGAGTCTGTTTAATGGGTTCACCTTACGCTTACGCCCAGGGAACTTGCCGTTGATAATAACGGCTCCACGTTCCTCTGGAAGGAAGTGTAACATACGACGGTCATCGTCAGCCCAGCTATTGATCATATCAAGGTCCCGTTGATCCTGGGCCTTCTCCAGCTCGGCATCTACATTGAGTGCCAGAGCATCCTCCCAGTACTTGACGGCAGACCCGAGGGCGTCTACTCTATCGTCGTGCTTGAGGGAACCACGGACTTCCGTGATCCTGGTGATCTGTCGCTGAGTTTCCTCAGACCTAATCGCCCGCTTGTCAAAGACAAGGCGATGTGAACCCATAACAGGTTCGAGTGTGGAGATGATTCGTTTCTCCTTGGCTCCGCTAACTCTATACTCGTCGATGCCAGCCGTGCATCCCATGGACTGTGCCACAGGGATGAGGAGCTGACCGAACATAGCGTCACCGAAGTTAGATTCATACATGATCCTGTCGACGTTGTACTCCTCCGCGATGCGGATGATCTTCTTCAGGGTGCCAGCATCATAGCCGCCTTCCAGTCCGAGGAGATCCAGCACGAACACATACCCGTTGAGGTAGGCCGTGATCGCGATAGCCGTTTCATCTGCACCACGACCCGAGGGGTCAACGTGCATAACGATCTGTCTATAGGGGAGGTAGTCAGTGGAGATCCACATCGGCTCGTAGAGAACGTCACCGCTCAGTCCGAAGGATGGGATATTCCTGACAGGTTCTTTGGTGGCCCAGATCATCTTAGACGGGCCTTGCTCCTTGTCGCAGTCGATGACCAGGAGGTCAGACAGGCGGAGCGGATACCTGTCAGCATCAGCCAACGAGGTATCTAAATGGTAGTGTAGTGAGAACAGCTTGGGTCCGATCTTAGCTCTACGCTCCGAGAGGGTCTCATCAGAGAACCGCTCAGGCTGCGTGGAGGTACCGGGCTCTAGTTCCAGCTCAAGGATATAGTCTGAGCAGTCAGCAATCTGACCGGGCATATCCTCGTCAGGCATCAGGGCCGGGTACTTATGGATCGGGTAACCTTCTCGCATCTTGTTGTAGATGGACTCAGCGTTCTGCGGGGTACCGAGGATTCGGATACCACCACCGTCGCCGGGGTTACGGATCTGTTCAATCTCCCACACCTTGTTCAGCAGACGCTCACGCGCCTCAGCAGTATGGGAGTTCTTCTCGATCTCGACGTCATCAATGATGACCCAGTCGGCATGGCTACCTGTGATCTGACCAGACACGCCACGTGCGAACACGGACTTATCCTGGTTGACAGACGTACGGGTTTCCACGTTAAAGCCGAAGGCGCTATCGGGAGTGTTGGGTCCAGGTTCGAGGTGCTTCATATAGGGCACCACGGACAGGATCCGTCGGGTCATGGATACGAACTCAGTCGACTTCATAGCCGAGGCAGAGAGAACCATGATGGTTACGTTAGGGTTACGAAGCAAGAGCCATGAGGCGAACGATGCAGTGAGCACCGACTTACCGGCACCACGGCCTGCTTGCAGCTGGAAGCCATCCAGATCCGACTGGAGCTTATCGGCCATAGCATACTGCAGGGGCGTGGGCTCCGTGTTGAATAGGTACTTGAAGCAAGCGAACAGGTGGTTACGGAAGTCCGTGACGTAGTCCTTGCTTACTCCCTCAGGGATGTTATCCCAGTGGATAGGGGCTTTCATATTGTATCTCCTTTAGTGAAACAGTTAGGGCTGGGGTCGAACCAGCATCGGCGTAGTTAACAGCTACGAGCTTTACCATTTAAGCTACCTAACTATGTCGACACTTACGTGCCGAACTTGAATGGGGGGTCGACCTTGTTCAGGTCTTCCATGACTTCGTCCACCAGATCGGCGGTAGTCTCCCCAGAGTTATCAGTGATCACGCCGCGTACCACTTGGTACAGGCCGGGTGTGCACTTGTCTGGGTCATTGAGGTCGTCTAATAGATTGTCTATCAGACGGTCTTTTAGTCTGTTGACCTTGTTCATTAGGCTTATCCTTAGTTAACTCCCAGAAGAGGAAGTTGATTTCATGTTCTCTATTACGAAGCTCCAGGTCATGCTGAGCAAGGGTATCGTCGATGTGCTTAGTGTAGCGCTCGAACTGCTTGATCATAGCACCACGCTCAGCCAACGTATTGTTGATCTCAGCTATCTTACTATACAGGTGGCTCGTCTTAGAGATGATGTACCACCAGATCCCTGCAATAGAGGGCAGGATGATCGCGGCTAAGATAGCCCAGATGGCGTCCCCCGACATGAGCTGGGAGAGGGATGTCATGTTAACGTCCTCTCGCAGCTGCGCCACCAAAGTAGAACCCGACCAAGGCGATCAGCGTTGTACGCATCTCGTCCAGGATAAGGAAGCCCTTGACCTCATGGAACGCAGGTTCCAGCCAAGTGAATGGGTTCCACCACACTGACCCTCCGGACTCCACATAGGTAGAGACTCCGAACAGGGACAGAACAAAGGGGGCTCCGACCATAGCGAACAGTACGCTCACTACGATGAAGCGTCTGACCCACGAACCGGGGTCACGCTGGGCTGCGCGATCTTGTGAATCGTCGACAGCCACCTGGCGTTCAATGGCCAGCTTTGCCAGCTCAGCCTGATTCTGCATCATAGTGCCGATCAGTTTGAACATGAAGCCCGCCGCGCCTCCACCAAGGAGGCTCAGTATCTCGATCATAGTTAGTCTCCTTTACGGGTTAGTATAGCTTATGGAATCAAGCACAGTATAAGATCCGCTTACAAGAGCGGAAGTCAAGGTAGCGTCGGTGAACTCCAGAACAATACCGTCGACTATAGTAGCGAGAGGACAGGTAACACTTGTGCTACCGCCTGGCCCGCTCATGCTAAAGGTAAACACTGACTGACCCGCGACCATGTCGGGGCGGAGCTGTGAACCAACACCTGTCATGTTGATGGAGAGACCTACGCCAACCTGAGCATTGTTAGCGTTGCTCGCGTTGAATGCCCCTGTGTTAAGAACGTCCCACCCAGTCTCACTAAGTGACACTGTGGAGAAGACGGTAGGAGCGAGGACCGAGATGGCACCAGCAGGCTGCACAACAGGGACAGTATTAGAAGTGAGAAGCACGTTAGTGACTTCCTCGCCATCAATGAGCTGTCGAACCCTGCATGTAACCTCTGTATCCTGAGCAGCCTCTCCCACCACGAGGGTGGATTGACTACCCTGCGACCCGCTGATTCCTCTGTACTTCCACTGGTAGGTGGTAGTATCGACAGGACCTGCGTAGTCTAGGACGACAGAAAGAGTACCGCCTACAACCGCGTCGCCTGTCATAGCAGGAGGAGACACTTGGTAGAACGGGACGTTGCCTGTAGTTCTCCACTCCTCAATAAGAGGAATGAGAGTAGTGTCTAGAGCATCCACAATGTCGGCGCTGATCAGGTTACGAGTGTAGTCCGTACCACGGATAGTAGCCCTATCCAGGTTGAACCAATCCTCTGCATCAGCAGGAACGGGGATGCTATAGTTATTAGCGAATTGAGTAAGGACGTTGAACTTACGCTCAAGGTCCTCAAGCATATTGAACCACTTGTTCATCTGGTTCTCAATCTTGTTATCACCGTTGGCGATATCTCTATCTAAGATGTCCTGCCAGTCATTGTAGTTCACCATGAACTGTCGCGTCTGATCGACGCGGAGGCTATCCCAGATGAGGTAGCCATCAGCTGCTGTGATGAACTTGATAGTCTGATCAATCCATACCTTAGGCGTAGCCCATGCATATGGATCAAGGTCGTTAAATGAAGTACCCAAGTCAAAGACAGCGATGTTAGAAGGAGAGATGATCGCCAGGGCTGGTACCTCTGGGAGCTCTGCCTTCATAAGACCGAGCGCCCAGTCGTTGAGTTCCTTGACGTACCAAGGCTTAAGCCTGGTTGCATCACCCTCTGAATCTGTATCAATAAAGGCCTGAGTTGAGTCAGGCGCGAAGGCGTCGTAGCATACCTTGGTGACGTAATCCCAAGGGGACTCAGTCCCGTCGATAGCATCACGGAAGTTTACAGTAAGGACAGAAGCCTGCAGTGTATCACACAGTGCGAACCATCTAATGCTCGTCTTACCTGAAGCCTTGAACGAGCTGGAGGGGATGTCCCACTTCAGCTTGGCTTGAGGGACGTTGACGGTACCGCCGTACATCCCGAAGTGTGCCTCAGGGAATGCGGCCTTGCATGCGTTGTAGATAAGGAGCTGCTGAGCGCGGAGCTCAATCAGTGCGGCCTTATACTTAGGAGCCTCTGCGTCGTTCCAGAAGATTGAACCCAGAGCCTGAGTGGTGAGAGCCTCACCTTCCCAGTCAAAGCAGAACGCCTTGCCTGAGGTAGTCTCAATGAGACCCTCATCAAGGAAGTACTGGACAGATGCCACGTACTCTGCTGGGATCATCTGAGGGGTAGGGGACACGCCGTCCCATCCTGGCTTGTAGTTATCATCACCGGGTTCACCGATATCATCCATGTTGAAGTGGTCCCAGATACGATCGTCGGTGGTACTGACAGTACCGTTAGCGCCTGAGTCAGGATAGATCATGACGAGGTTAGCGTTGCCGCCATTCATCTGATCAATGACCGGCTGCATACCGAGATCGGGAGTACGACCCGAGGCTACATCAGCAGCGTTCGAGTAGTAGAACGGATTGAGCCCGTTAGTAGGAGCCTTGCCGTACGAGTAGTAGGCAGTTGAGACGGGCAGGAATGATTGGTCGTCTTCAATAGTAGAGTCCGTGGTGGACAGAAGATGACTCATGACTTCAGCCACGCGTTCATCATCGTTAGCACCGAGCTGTCGGAACATACCGACCAGGACTCCGAGGGCCTGAGGGCGCGAGCCGTAACGTCCAACGAGCTGCTGCTTGTTAACGAACAAGCGCCACTCGGACATCGAGGCTGACCACAGGACGTCAAAGGACATCAAGTGTGGGAACCGGGCGATAGAACCAGCGATTCCGCTGTAGTTATTATCGTACTCCATGGCACCATCGGTGTCCAGGACAATACGATCTCCGTTGCTGTTAAGCATATAGGAGCCGTCCTCGTGGATGAGGTACGTGTATGTAGTAAGAGTTCTCATAGTAATCTCCAATGAGGTTGAGTTGAAACACATCGAGCTCCCGCTAGGGAACCCGATGGTATAGTTAGTTAGTTCACCACTTAGACTTGTTAGCCCAGTAGGCTGCGGACATCTTGCCCTTGGCAATGTTCTTAGCATGACGAGCCTTGAAGCTCTTACGTCGTGCCTTCTCCTTTGCCGAGTCAGGACTCTTGCCTGCACCCTTGACACCCTGCTGGCCATACCGAATGGTCTTGACCTTGTCACCGACCTTAGCCACCACTACGTGGGACTTGGTCTTGTGACCGGGAGTCTTCTTGGGCTTGTTAAAGCCAGAGACGCCAGCCCGTGCTAGACGGGGATCTTTCTTAGCTGCCATGGTTTACCTCGGGTACTTAAGCACGTGGTCCATAAGCCGAGTAGCGATGAGAGCGACGAACGCTACCTCATCGGCGTCAGCAGGAACCACGATTGAGATAGCCTCAAGGGTACCTTCCACGGAGCCCGCAGTGGCCATGCTCAATGCACTGCCGTAGCGGGTCAGCGCCTCAGCGCGTTCCATGGGGGATTGATTACGACAGTAGAAGTAACCTACGGCATCCTGACGGATACGCTGAAGGATCTCTTCGTCCTTGACGATCATGGGGTGGGACATCTCAATGCGATCTTCCACAGCCATAGTCGTGTAGTCAGTAAAGAGGTGAGACAGGAGAGCGCACGAGGCCTCTTCCTGTGTCAGGTAGGCGAAGGGCCCGCCGAAGTTGTCTTCAATACCAGGGCCCTTGAGAAGGGTGTACCCACCGGCGTCAGCGATCACATGCTTAGCATCTGTCTTAGCGCGGAAGGTGGCTCCCTGGATCATTACATAGTTAGTCTGAGACATCAGAAGCCCTCCGAGGTTGCGTCAAAGTTGTTACCACTGTAGTCCTCGACATCACCCAGACTACCTGATGACAACACATCAGCGAGAGGATAGAAGAGCTTGACAGTGACAGGACGTCCGGCATCAGCCTCAGCTGTAGCCCAGTCCATCGTGGAAATAGCGTTGTGTGCGGCGTGCAGCGACGACACCTGATCGGCTTCGAGGGCGGAGGTCAGGGACCAGTCCACCATAGAATCACCGTGAGTGTAGTCGAGGGATCCGTCATTCAAGAAGCGACAGCCAATGTACTGAGGCCCGCTGAAGTCATCGACGGGGTTACCGTTCAGCACAGCGCTAGTGTAGACCCACTTGCCGTCCAGCCAGAGTGACCAGCTGGAGTCAGTGTTGTACCCAACGGGTAGGTCGACGCCATTGACAACTGCGTTGTCGGCACCGAGAAGAGTTTGGTTATAGTGAGCAACACCACCGCCGAGCAGGGTGTCCATCTGAGCGAACAGTGCTCTCCACCACTTACCATTCACATCCTGCATGATGCACCAGAAGCTACCAGTGTAGTAGTAACGCTGGGAGATGTAACAGCGGGGGCCTGAGTCATCCTGTGTGAACGTCTTAGTAGCGCCATCATAGGTTCCTCGGACTCCGAAGTACTGCGATCGGGTGGAGCTAAGTCGGATAGACTGAGCCTCTCCTGATTCAGCGCCGGTCCAAGTCTGGGTCCAGCTCTGACGGGTATGCCCGACAGGGGAGTCAGGGATGGGAACGTAGAATGGGCTCGACCCACTGATACCCAGGCCAGTCACGTCGGAGTACAACCACGTGGCACCAGTGGTGCTACCGAGGTTGAAGGATCCGAAGGAGAGCTTAGGTGAGGTAAAGATGCTGTGGTTAATTTGACCACCTTGGCAGTACATCTGACAGCTGACCGAGAAGGCCGAGTTGTCATTGCAGCGATAGTTAGTCGCGTCGCCGCCGAGGTCAGGAAGCACGATTCTGTTATCCACTCCGTCAAACGAGGTGCCCAGTGAGGGACCAGGGTATGGCGCAGCAGTAGGTGCTGGACTAGGATCATTGACGGCAGTGCCGCTAGGCTGAGGGAACAGCTGAGCGTGCTTAGCCAAGATGTACAGGTCCAGACCGTTAGTGGCAAAGCCACCGGTCAACGAGCGCGATGATCGTGACACGACGTTACCGTCAACGGAGAACTCAAGGCGAGGATCAACCTGTCCTGAGTTGCCGATGTCGACGATCTCCCATGAGACCGTTACGTCGCTCTTATCAGCGGGCGCGTAGTTGTTGATAACGGCACCCATGCCACTGGCGTAGCTGCTGGTACCGAAGTACGGGTTGACCCAGCAGTTGTGACCAAAGACTTCTGAATCGTCGGCAGTGCCTTCGATGTAGTAGCTGTAGCCTGATCCGATATCATTGTAGTTGTGGAGGGACCACGTAGGAGTGGTACCACCCTGTGCGTAGAAGTACGCATGACGGTAGTAGTACGTACCGAAGTTAGTGATGTTGATGTTCTCGATGGAGACCGAGTCACCGACGCTCTTGAGCGTAGCGAACTTGACCGTAGCATCGACAGGTCGGAACGATCCCGAGTCAGCCTGGAGGGCGCCGTCTGCGAGGTTGTTCCAATCATCAGCGTCGGCATTCATCCAGCCGTAGCCGGTCTGAGTACCGTTGTCATCTCCGTACGTATACACGTATGGGATGTCAGGGGCGTCAGCGATAGCGGGAGCTGAGGAACCAGTCTCCGCCCATGCGCTGTCCGCGTCAGACCAGACCCAGATAGTGTCGAGGTCCGTGCGGATGTGCCACTGTCCAACTACACCAGAAACGGGAGGGGACGCGGCGTCAGCGAAGGCACCTTTGTAGTAGCTATTGTAGCTGAGGTTTGCGACCAGCTCCGCATTAGATGCGAAGTGGGCGACAGGACACTTGCGTGTCGTACCGGTGGCTCCGTCCCAATACAGGACGTAGTCATCGGCTGTGAACTCTGACAACTGAGTAGTAGCCAGATCACCGATTGTCTTCTTGTTTGACATGTGTCAACCCTTGTCTCTCTTTATAGAGTGTTAAGACAGTTGTATACAAAGCCCTGCGCCCTGCCGTTAGGCAGCACGAGGGTAAGTTAGTTAATCGATCTGTTTGATAATGAAGGTAGATTGAGCGGATCCTGCGACTATTACGGTGCTAGAGGGGGCTGTCTTGTGCACCTTGTACCCAATGATATCACCAGCAACGAGGTTGAATAACCTGGTACCCTGGCAGTACATTAAACCTTGGTCACCTCTACTATAGTTCGAGAAGCCGTTACCACTCTGGACTCCGCCTAGAGTAAAGAACCCACCGATACTAGATCTATTCTTA